CCGTTGCTCCGGGATATGCTTCGAGAGTCACCGCGCTTGTGGTAATGCCTGTGTTCGCAGCGGTTGTGATCAAGATCCCCAGTCGGATCAAGGTGCAGCTTTCAAAGATGTCCATGACATCTGTCGTGGAATGGGCGTAAGCCGTAATATCCTCCTGCCGGAGGATCCGTTTTGTATCAGAAGCGTAACTCATCTTATTTTTCCTCCTCCAGGATTTTAGTTCGTGGCACTTGTGATTCTAATCACTCTTGCCTCTCCGTCGTTGGCCGTATCCCAAACGATACCGAATGCCAGCACGCCGTACCACGCCACTGCCTTTGACCGCCCGAAGTCACCAGGGATTGCAGCCCGTAGTTCAGGAGTTTCAACTTCCACCATGGCGACAGCGTCGTCACCGAAGATCATTCCTTCGCCGAGAACACTTCCCGTGCCCACAGCACCAAGGGATGACGTGTAGTTGCACTCTACCATTCTGATAGACTCGATCTGACCGACTTCGGACTTATAAAGTACGTCGCCAGGATTCAGATACTGCCTCCAGGCCAGAAAATCCGGATCACTCTTGATTCCACGGAGTGCCTTTGTGGACATGATGCCCATATAGGTGTCGCCTTCCCACATAGGGATGTGGTAGGTATCCTGCATCGCATCCCGGATTGTCCCGAGGTGAGCGACTGTCAGGTTATTCAGGCCATAGTGACCCGTTGTGAGCCCATCGGTCTGCCATGCGAGGGCAGAGGCGCTCGTCGGGTAGCAAAGCAACTTTGCTGTCCTGAATGCGGCGGAAGCGGCAATGTCCATGACCAGTTTCATCTGATCGCGGAGTTTCCGCTGAATGGGAGATTCCAGATCCCACTTGCTAAGGTCGTTAACAAGCGAGGTGTACTCCACTGCGCGACCATACTCGGCCACGGTGATAGATCGTGTGGACATCAAGAACGTGTCCACGGGAATGCGGGTCGATTCTGTCAGGACTGCGGTCGTCGGAACGGTGATGTTTCGAATCCTTTCAATCGTGACTGTCTCGCCTTTCTTCTTGCCAAATCCGGGCTCCGGTCGGCAGAACTGCACGAATTTCGTGTCAGCAACTGCGGCGAAGCGTAGTTTCTCGCTCAACGCGTGAGACTTAAAAACACCGGATGCAGCGTCAAATGTCCAGGTAAACTGTCCAGCCATGTTAAACCCTCCTTAAAGGTTTAGACCCTGCGCCGTGAAGCCTTGAGTTGTTCTACCAAGGTCATCGGCGGTTTATTTTCCTCTTCCTCTTCTGAGGAAGACGTTTTTCCACTTTTTCTTCCAAGGACTTTTAAATCGCCCTTTTCCTTCTTCTTTCGATTGGCCTCTTCGACCATTTCCTTCGCTACGTCGGCCTTGACTTCCTGAACGCGCTCTATCGTCCAAGCGATCTGACCTTCAAGATCTTTGATGTCAGCGGGGCAATGGGAGGCGATTGACCAGAAGATTTTCTTATCGTTGTCAGAGGGGAGCCTTGCATCCTTCAATGCAGATGATACTCTTTCCTCCGTTGACTTGGTGGAGGTCTCTGCCTCTTTCGCCTTGCCCACGGTAAGATTAGCAATCTTCATCTGGGCCTTCGCCCAAATTCTTGCTGTCTTTTTCTGGTAATCGGGATCCTCGGGATTTAACTTCCCAATCTCAACCAATGCTTCATCAGCGATGGTGTCGCCCGGATCAACTTCAGGATCGGTTTTTACTCTGGTACTTTGATCACGTTCGAGTCGAGCAGCCCTCTCAGTGGCTTCGTGCATCTTTCGCTCTGACTCCTTGAAGGCCTTACCAGCCTCCTCCATGGTCTCGTACTTATCAAAGATCAAACCATCCCTAACCTTCTTCTTACCCTTACCCTTGTTGGGATCTTCAACTGTTACTTCGGCTACGTCTCCAATAGGAGTTTCGAGGTCTCCACCATCAACGATGGGCTCATTCTCCGCATTGTCGTTCGTGCCGGTAGCAGTGTTTTTGATTCCGAAATCCGCGTCTGTCAAAACCTTACCCATAGCTTTTCTCCTTGCCGGTATCCTCTATACGAGGGCGGCGCGAGGGAATGGGGTGTGGGATTAATCCCGCCCTTCCTCTCGAAGTTGCTCCTTTGATAACCTCTGCGCCGCAACCTTCGCAGATTCGATTTGAACTCCGATCGAGTCCAGCACTTGCAAAATCGCCTGGCATGCAGGGTCTGATTTTACAAATTCATTAATTCGACCGAACAGAATAGACTCGCAATGAGCCCTAAAGATCTTTCCCGATTTGGAAGACATGGCCCTGATGGTCTGTCCCCCCAGGCCAACCTCAACCTGAAGATCCCTAGACCTCTTTCTGATCTTAAAAAGATCTTCCTCCGAGGGGTCCTTGGGAAAGCCAGTTATAATATCGGTATCGATGCTCATCTTACTTTTTCACCGAAGACACGTCAATGTAGACCGTGCAAAGACTCGCTCCGACATCCCCGTCAGGATCCACCGTCATGTAGGCCCCGCAACTTACCGGGTACTCATACGGATAGTTGATTACCTGATTGTGCGCCAGACCGGATTGAGTCCAGATGCACACCCCGTCGCTTGTATAATACTTGATCGTGAACGTCACTGCGGTCTGGGTGATCGCCGGGATCGTCACCATGATGGTCTGCGTCACACCATGACAGGTCTCAAGATAATCCGTTACCGCCGTGTGACCTGTCGCTGCAAAAGTGAAAGTCAATCTTTCCTGTATCATTTTCCTCTCCTTATTCGATGACGGCCTGGCCGAAACCAGCACCTTGTTTTCTTTCTGTTTCGAGCAATGTCTTCGGCTCCTTCTTTACGGGAGGTGGGGGCGGTTTAATTATATTCTCCACCGCAGTCTTCACAAACTTATACCCAGCCGCGAAATCAGGCATCTTAAATGGACCACTTCCATGAAGATGTTTAAATGACTTTGGACTTTTTCCGAGACTCTTTCTGCACGTTGCGTTGCACATCTTATGCTCCCTTTAGCTGATTTACGCCTGCATCATCCCCGGATGTTAGATCACCCATCCCCGGATTCCCAGATTCCTTAGCCCCGGGCGTCTTCTGCGGAGTACCGGGTTGTCCCGGGACCGGGGTCGGGGGAATATCCGCGGCTGCTTCTGCAAATGCCTGATCGATCTGTTGCGCTTGCTCCGGAGTGACGAGCCACGTCGGTTTTTCGATGCTCATCAACTCGGTGAAGCTGACAACCAATTCATACGGCTTGATGTACCTACTGTACATCGGAGTCTCCAGGCGTTTCATCATGGCCATGAGTCTATCCAGACTATCGGCCTTTTTTAATTGCGCGGAGATCCCTTTGACTGCGATGGTCGAGGAGCCCCGCAAGAATTCAATTTTGGAGTTCTGATCCATTGAGACAAAAGCCTTCGCCATGGGGAACCTGTCGAAGACAACATCCGCTGACGGCATTGTCTCGGAGATACCCCAATACAGCACGATGGTCTCGATCGCTGCCCATAGAGCATTGACCGCACCGAACTCGATATCCGTACCGATCGAATCGAACATCCCGAGGGCCATCTGTGTCTTTATCTCGACTTCGCCTTTAGTTCTTGGGGACCCAGTACCACTCGTTCCCTGAATGAACTGGTTCACAAAGGATCCACTTTCTATTTCGTTACTAAGCCAATTCAAATTCGGCAGAACATCAATGTTTGTATCTGCCATCTCTACCTCAGTTACGATATTCCCCTGCGCCCCAGCTTTCTTTTCCAGTATGCTCCCAGGCACGATGTCGAGGGAGGACGGTATTTTCATCATGGATGGATCAACTTCCTTGATCTTGTTGATCGCCCAGTTCAAGGCATCCATGTGCATTGAGAGGAGACCGCATTGCAACCACCAAAGCGTTAATACCCCTTCCAGAATTCCCTTCCCCCAAAACCGTGTGAGATGAGCGAACGGAGAGAACGTTGTTCCAGGCCAGCGCATCCTCGCGAAGGGAACTGGTCTCGGTTTTCGGATCAACTGATCCCCGCCGACTGTGAAGGTTGAATTCGGAAGGAGTAAATTCCCCTTGGGGTCCAATACGGTTCCCCAGAATTCTCTGACTGCGACCGCCTTGCGAAACTTATTACGATCCCAGATAATTGATTTTCTTTTCTCTGATTTCCTCTGTTCGTCCCGATCCTCAGAGCTTAGGGTCTCACCGACCTTATCAATGTTTTCGTAGATCCCATCTTTCTGATCCTGGAGTAATTCCCATTTATCAACCCACTCGCGGTGTATCCAGTACATCCCACTCCAGGGATCCCGCCTGCGGGCGTCAGGGTCCCGATCGATCTTCCATGGCTCAACGATGTCGAAGGTCAGCCCCTTGGTCTGATCCCACTGAGGGATTATTTCCATCGCCTGCCCCGTAATGAGTCCCATTTCGGAAGCGTCGGCGAAGGTCGTTTGGAATGCACCATGTTGATCGTTGCCCCAGAAGTCAACGGCGGCTCTGATGAACTCGGCGGCAGACTGCCCGGCCATGTTGAATCCAGAGATCTCAAAATAATTCGGAGTCTGCAGGGCTTTCTTAATTATTCCCTTTGCAGACTGAACCGCGGAGAATGGCTTTGGAGTGGAGACCTTGCTCTGCCAGGACTCTTTGTTGCTCCAATCTATTTTCTGATTGTAGGCCTTCCAGGTTTCGTCCCAGATCTTTCGGATCTCCTTATTTGCCTTCATGGACTCATCACTACATGCCAGGCAATACTCAACGAAATGCTCGGGCTGCTCGCCGGCCAGAGCGTCGGTAGCCTCTTCCCGTTCATCAAGTTCCTTTGAGTCCATCGGCGTAGAGCCGAAGTTAACCTTCTCTGCCATGCTTAACCCCAGTTAATTAGGTCGTAGTTATTC